ACCAGTACTGGTGAGAACGGAGCCGAATATGGTGATCACTAGCTCCACAGTATGAGACATTTAGCCTCCGATAGAAACGATTGGGCGCACTCCGTACTTCTCAGTCCACTGGGCCCAAGTGATACGACGCTGCTCGCCGTAGTACAGGCCGAAGTAGTCCTTAGAGATCTGATCCCGGAGCCAGAAGGACTCGCCCGGGGTCGGAATCGGGTTGCCAACACGGAAATACGAGAACTGACGGGAGATGGGGCCGATAGTGTGGGTGTCACCGTTGATGCGGTTGTGCACAAGATATGAGCCGAACATCTCGAACTCGGATGGGATAGTGAGCTGAGGGTACTCCCAGGTCCAGTCCTTCTCCGTGCGCTCCCAGGCATTCCCGGTGTTCTCGTAACCGTGCGGCTCCATAACAGGGAATGTCCGGAAGTCCGACATGGCGAAGACCTGAGTGAGCGTGGAGAAACGAACCATGCCATTGGCATAGTCCCGTCGCATCTTGGAGCCGTTCCAGCCGTTTTCGCACCATCCAGACTCGCCAATATTGTCGATCCCTAGGTTGCGGTCGCTCATGACCGTAATGCGGTGCTGATTCTCGCCATTCGGGTAGTCCAGCCACCGGTCGAAGTCGACGATGATCCACTTGCAGGAATTATCGTTGTACTGCCAGTAGTCGCCCAGCCACAAGCCGTCGAACGTCCCGTTTCGAATGGCAGCCTTTTGGGCAGGCGTCATGACCTTACCCAGGTTGTTACCTCGAGTAATGACTCGCTTGAGATTCGGGTCATTATTGAAGGCGTTGAGGAAGTCGTTCTTGTTGTTCAGAGCGATCTGCTTGGGCTGCATGACGCTCTGAGCCCACTGGGCATACTGAGCGCCGACCCTGCCGCGGCAGTCCGTGACTTCAAAGTCGGCATTCGTCTTGGCTCCCCTGGGGACCCGAATATAGGCGATGATGACTTCGAAGGCGTCATTCGTCTGAGTTGGCTGAGGAACCCCGCCCCCTGAAGTACCCTGAATAACACGGGTACCAGCGGAGCGAACGCTGGGTGTTTTGTCGACCCTTAGGGTTATGGCATCGTAACGATCGCCGTCCGTAGCGCCCTCGGTGAGTGCATAGACCTTGTTCGCGTCGTTCTCAATCCAGTGCCCCTTGATCCAGGCGCGACCAGACTGAACGACGATCTCTCGTCCAGAGCCCTTGGCGGCCTGGTACCCTCGACCCCAGTTCTGGAAGATACCGTCCGAGATGACTCCGTCGAACATGCGGCCGAAGTCGTCAGCGGAGTACTTCCGGTCTCCGTTGATGGAAACGAAGAACCCTGATTTCTCTGTCATGTGATGTTCAACCCCGGTTTCGACTTCTGAATATCGGACAAGGACTCGAACGTCGGATAGAAGACGTCGCCCTCCGAGTCCGAGGAGGTGCGGATGTACTCGGTTACCCGAGCGATGTCCTGCTGCCCGAACTCGTTCTGGATCTGCACGAAATCGCCCAGGAAGAAGTCCTCGTTGTAAGTGTACATGGACTGCTGGGCGGCCTCACCCGAGAACATCTCGAGGGGCATGTGACGCCACAGTTCAGTATTACACTGCTCGTGGATCTGCCGATAAATGGACTCGGGGTCGATCGATGCCACTCCCCACTGGCCGCTCCCTTTCGAGATCATGTACCCGTTGGTGTGTTCGATCGACGGACTCTGGAAATAACCTTCTCGCAGACCGAGTCCCCTGGTACCGACAGTGACGGAGTTGTTCTGCATCGCGGAGTCTCGGTTGTCATCGAGATACTCTTTTGAGAGCTGCAACTCCAAGGGTACGGTGAATTTCACAGCACCCGAGAATATCTTTGTTCGCGTAGACACCTTGGACTTGAAGTAGGTTGCCTTGGATAGGTTGTCATACTTCGGAGAGAATACTACCGGCGGACGCTCACCTTGATTGAATGTTCGATTCACGCCGTTATACGTATACCCGTACCAGTAATATGGATCTTCCCCGTCGTGCTCGATCGCCCATCCCGACATGGTCAAATCGGTTAGATTCTGAACGAGCTTGTACCAGGAGCCTTCCATAATATATGGATCGGTATCGTCATAGGCCGCATGAGAGTAATCGGCATTACGCGTCATGTTTCGGACGGTGCCGTTGGCATTAGCCCTGATGTTTCCGATGTCCATGGAGGAAACCGGTCGACCCTTGCGAATCCCCGCGGGTAGCTCATCAACCGAGTACCAACCGAATCCTGTGACATGTCTCTCGTGCGACGTGTCTAGCGAGTCCCTCTGTTTGAACAGCAGGTTGGTGTAGTGTTTAATAACATCTTTGACTTTCCCTTTTGTTCGCTCGTGCATGCATAACCTGGTCCCCTCCCAAATCGGATAGGGATGCATTACCCGTCGATCCAATATGGACTCAAGACTGCGCCCGCTGACTGTCAGCATCGACTGCTTGCTGTACTCCGTGTTGAGCTCGACCTGCTCGATGATCATGAGCTTGTTCGTGCCCTTGGTGTACAGGTAGTAGTCGAGTTGATAGATCTGCAAGTTCTCCAGGGTCCCAGGAACCGTGAGTTTGAAGTCACCGAATCCGTGGAACCTCTCAGTCCAGATGATGGACTTGTAGTCCTCACAGATATGCTGGAGAACCATGGCTTCGTCGAAAACCGCAAGATACACGTCACACCCCCTGATAGAGAACGTCGGTTGAGAAATACACGTCCGTGAGATTCGGATCATTCATGGCAATCTGGAACTCGTTGACCCCGGGTCTCAGCTTAAGCCAGTCCGAGTTGCGGTCCAGCGCCGCTATGAACTTGTCCTTGCGACCGCCCCGGTTCCGAATTATGGACTTGCGCCCTGTCCTAGAATTGACCGTGACGATGTCGCCACCCACGATGGGATCGACCTTGTAGTAGGTCTTGTCGAGAAACGCCCCGGTGAGTTTGAACTGGTCGCCGGAGAATGTCTCGGTCACCGTGATCGGAAGCTTGGCTCCTGGGCGGAAAGTGAAGACCATGGTGAACCCGGTCTCCACGTCACCCTCATAGTCGATCGTAGCGGACAATAAGCCGCGGTCCTTGCTGAACTCCAACGACGGAGACGGCTGGTCCATGAAGTCGAACTCGAAAGAGGGGATCTCCCTGGACCATTCGAGGTTCTTGTCGATGCTGGTATCCGCGTCATGCCAGTAGGCATCAGGACATAGGATGGAGATGTTGATCTCCTGCTCCTTCGAGAATATGTCCGCCTCAACCGCCTCAACATACCCCTCGGTCTTGACTCTGCGCTTGTCCGTGTTGATATACACAGTCATGAGCTGCTTGATCTGAAACCAGGAGTATATGCGCTGCCTGCTGGTCTCGATGTCGGGCATGGGCAACGGCGCGAGTTTGATCTTGAGGTTCCTCATTCCCGCCCTCGCGCCGTTGAATATAGCCACATCCGTTAGAGCCAGTTCAGTCGTGTTGATCGAGGCCTTCGTAGCCGACAGGCCGTCAACGGATTTGACAGCTACGCCAATCCCCCAAGGATCTCTCAGAGGAAGAACGACGCGTTGCTGTCGGTACGTAAGAAACTCGATTGACTCAATCATAGCTCGTACATGGCTCCCTTCACCTGCTCGATCTGGTTACGAGTCTGGCGGTAGATTTCCGCCTCGGACAGCGCCTTCGGCGAGTTGTTGTACTGGTTGAACACTAGGTTTGTGCCCTGGTTGTACGTCTCGCTGGCGGCAGTGTCATTCGACTTCACCGGAGTGCTAGTAACGACTCGTCCTGCGAGTTGTGCAGTCGCCGTCGTCGTGAGAGTGCCCGCGATCTCCTCCTTGGGGAGAATTTCGTCGAGACGACCCGCCTGCTCCTCGACCTGCGAGAGGTCCAGAACCGGCTTGATCGTCGGATCGGCATTCTCTCCGAATGCATTGTTCCAAATATCCTTCGTGTTACCGAAGCCCTTGGACAACGCGTCGACGGTGTCAGTGGCCATGGTGCTGGCAGCCGCGATCCCCTGCTCAGTGTTATCGGTGATACCGTTCGCAAGACCCTGCATCAAGAAATCACCGATCTCGTACATCACCCTCGAAGGAGAATGAATACCGAACGCCGCTTTGACCTTCGAAACAACGGTGCTACCAATGCTCGTGACCGCACTGGCGATGGAGGAGAGCTTTTCGGTGATCGCATTCTTGAGGCCGTTGACCAGCTGAATACCAGCATTCTTCATCTGTGAAACACCCGTGGATACGAGAGTCTTGATGCCGGTGCTGATACCCCTAATTATGGCGCTGATGAGCCGAACGCCCGCCTGAGCCATAGCCTCGGAATTGTTCTCAATCGCATCAGCAAGTCCGTTGATGAACTTGATGACGGTCTTGGCTGCTGCATCGGTGATCCGTGGCATCTCGTCACCGAGACTGGTGATGAACGCCACGATACAGTCCGTAGCTTTCTGACCGATCTCGGGGATCTTCTGACTCAACCCATCCAAGAAGGATATGAGGACATCCGAGCCCCTCTGGACCAACTGCGGCATGTTATCGATGAGAGCCTGTGACAGAGTCAGGATCAAGAATATGGCGCAGTCGATCAGAGCCTGGGCGTTGTCGTATATGACCTGGATGATCGCCAGGAGGATCGTGGTCATGAGCTGAACGAACGTCGGAATAGACTCAATCATAGCCTGAGCGCCAGACGTCAGGATAAGCTTGAGGTACTCGACGATAGTGCCCGAATTGTCGATGAGGACCTGCATGAAGTTGATGAAGCCCTCGCCGAGCGCCGTACCCATCGCAGGCATTCTCTCGATGAAGCCATCGACGGCCGTGAGGAATGTCTGGACGCCGTCAGCTCCCGAGGTCGACAGGTTCGCAATGGCATCAACCAGTTTGGCGATACCCTCAGTCGCTAGACCAACACCCATACCGATCATCAGGATGGCGCCGCCCAGTGCTAGTAGGCCGACTGCAGCGAACTCGGCAACATATCCGACCGCCACAAGAGCAGCCAACCCCAGAGCCATGATGGCGATACCCTTGCCTGCCGTGGCCCAGTCCATCTCCCCCAGCATCTTCATAACAGGTGCCAGGAGGGCTAGAGCGGCCACGGTAATGAAGAGACCGGCAGCACCAGCGAGGCTTCCCCCACCGATGGAGCTGATTCCAACGAGAACGGCCAGGGCTGCTGACATCATGACCAACCCCTTGAGATAGTCGCCCCATGGCATGGAGGCGAAGCTCTCAATATCGCTGGCGATGAGTTTAAGCGTCGCCGCCAGGACAAGGATCGTTAAAGCCCCGACAAGAGACTTGCCGCCGGAGAGCTTGTCACTTCCGAGCCTTTCGACAGTGAACGTCAAGGACGCCAGGCAAATATCCATAGCGATGATACCCTTGATCGTGTCGCCCCAAGACAACTCACCGATCTCGGTTAGGACTTTCGCAATTTGTCGCATGGTAAATGCCAGCGCAAGGAATGCGAATGCCGAGGCCTTCTTGATCTTGACTGTACCCATCTGAGACATCATGGTCATCATCTTCATGATAAGACCAAGTGCCAGAACACCCTGGGTCAAGTCAGACAGACTCATCTCACCAAGCGGCTTGACCGCATAGGCAAGGAGCATAACGCCAATGCCTAGCGGAATAGCTGTGAGAGCGAACGCCAGGATATCCTTGTTCTTCTTGGTAGTCGTATCGGCCACCATCATCAACATCTTTATGACTGCGAAGAGTCCAAGGGTTCCCTTGAGGATATCATCCCAGTCCATGGTGCCGATGTTGTTCAGCGCCTTGCCCAATAGGAGTGCGACTCCGGCCAATACAACCAGCGCCAACATTCGCTTAGCGAGCCCCTTCGTGTCCTTGCCTTCACCGGCGCTGGACAGCTCGTCCTCCGCCTTCTTGAGCATGTTGAACATGAAATATAGAGCTGCACCAGCGGCCACAATCTTGCCCGCCGGGATCTGGGCGACGACCCAGAGCGCAGCGGCCAGAACGAGAACGGCTCCGGCGAGAATAAGGACGGTGGTGGCCTTGACCTTGGCGGTCGTGGCCTCCATCGATTCCTTGAACCCGTCGATGACGTCCTTGACACTGCCGAGGATTCCAGCGAAGTTGGATCCGGCTTTACCCCACTCCTTGAAGGTGTTGATAACATTCCGAGCTATTGCAAGGAACGTGACCAGCGCCCCGGTCTTGAGGATGGCGTCGAATATGCCTCCGTAGTCGCCGTTGTCGGCCATGTTCTTGAGCTCAGCAAATGCGCCCTTGAACGGCTCGATGAGCGCCTTGGCAGCGATGACGGCATAGTGGCCCACGGTGGACAAAACCTTACCAATGCCGTGTATAAGCTTGACGAAGTTATGCCACCCGGATGTAGCCTTGTCCTTGAGCTCAAGGTTGGCGATGAACTCCTTGGTGGTGTTCCAGCCGTACTTGACAGACTCGGCATACTCGCCCATGAGCGTCTTGAGGTCGCTGAACGCCTTATGGAACGGTTTGGTGTCGAAGTCGAAGTTCAGAGTCGCCAGATTCTTGAGGACGCCCCAGACACCGGCTCCAAACGACGAAAGAATACCGCCAAGGGATGACAACCAAGCAATATCAGGCCCGTTCTGCATGGCCTCAGCCCACTCGCTGAACTTAGTGGACACCTCGTCGTAGAGTGCGGCCAGCCGCTCCATCTTGGGAGTCAACCAGTCGCTGACGACGATGGCCTGCTTGTTGATGCACTCAGTCAGCCAGTTGATGAAGCTGGTGAGCTTGTCAATCGCCGGAATAAGATGGTCGGCCAGGTGCTGTCCCCAGAAATATGACTTCTTGTAGGCAGACTCGAATAGGTCGACGATCTTGTTCTTGAGCCTGGTGAACTTGGACTCGTTCTCCTCGGCGGTTGCCCCGGCCTCATCTGTGGAGTCACTGACGAGACCGAGCGACTGACCGACCTCCTGGGCGCCCTCCTTGAGCTCTCGGAACGGTCCGACGATGGCTTCCTTGATTCCGGATCCCGCAGACTTTAGAGCCGCCCATAGGTTGTCCCAGGCCTCCTTGAGGCGCTTGAGGCTGGGCGTGATTTCGTCGTGGAACCCCTCGGAGAAGTTGCCCCGGATACGCTTCAGGCCGTTACCGGTCCAGATAAGGGCCTTGATGACGTTCTCGGCTACATTCAGGCTCTCATACCAAGCTTGAACGGCCTCGACGCTCTCTAGGAGACTCCAAGACCAACCCGCGGTGTGACCACGGAGGTTGGAAATGATGGCTCCTAGTCCCTTGAGTGCTCCACCGGCGATCCATCCGATTACCTTGGCGAAGTCAGTGAGAACCAGTACACCTATTTTGACGATCCGGAAGAACGACTCGAAGTAGTTGCCGATCGACTCGACAGTGGCTTCGCTGGGGACCAGCTTGGCCATGAAGTTGGCGAACGCCTCGGACATTGCGTACAGACCCTCGGCAGACGGACCGCTGAAGACCTGCGAGAACGCCTGACCGATGCGCTGCAACGGATCCCACATGGCATGGAACAGGGATGCGAGGCCCTCGAGGACCTTCTGCCTACCGCCGAGGTCTGCCCAGCCCTGGAGAAGGGCGTTCCTAGCGTTACCCATCTGAGTGATGACACCGCTCGGGCCGGTGAGGAACGCGCCGACCTTGGTCCACAGTTCTTTGGCCTGCTCGAAGTCACCGAAGATGATTCGGAACGACTGAGACCAGGACGAACCGAGCTCCTCGCCGATAACGCCCATCAACTGCGAGAACGTCTTGATGTCCTGAGCCGCAGACATACCGGTCTTGGCCAGTTCCTGGATCTGAGCAACCTGCTCCTCGGTGTAGCCCATGGAGAGAAGCTGCTCGTCGGTGTACTCACCGGCCATCTGCTTCAGAGTCTCCATCATGATCTCCTGGGTCAGCCACCCCTCCTGCAAGGAGAGCCTGAACGACCCGTTCTTGGCGATCATTTCGTCGACGCTCTTGCCGTGGACCTTGGCCGTCTGAATCAGCTGGTCCTGGAACTGCTTGGTGGCGATGCCGGCGTTCTCCAGGGACATCCAGTCCTGAAGCTTCACCGTTCCCGCGGCCATAGCCTGCGAAAGCTGGTACATAGCCCTCGAGGTGGACTCGGAGTTAGCACCAGCCACGGCTGCCCAGTTCGCCAGACCCTTAATCGACGCGACTGAGTCGTCCAGTCCGATACCGGCAGCGGTGAACTTACCGATGTTGGACGTCATCTCACCGAAGTTATAGATGGTCTGGTCCGCGTAAGTGTTCAGCTGATCAAGAGCCGCGTTAACGGTCTGGATCGTCTCGCCCTTCTGGGCAGTGTTAGCGAGAATGGTCTGAACGGAGTTGAGCTGGAGCTCGTACTCCTTCATGCCGTCGATAAGTGGCTGAACCGTGAAGCTCGAGAGCATCGAGGAGCCGACTTCTGCGATCTTTCCGCCGATGCTAGCGAGCGCGCCGAATGCAATCGACTGGAGAGCCGAGAATTTGCTCGTAGTCTCGGCAATGCCCGCCTGGGCCTCCGAGAAATTAAGGTTCTTGGCGGCCGCTGAGACCTGATTGATCCCCTCAACACCGCCACGGAATGCCAACCCCTCCTCGAGCTTCTTGACTCCGTTGAGGGAGTCCTGAACCCCGTTCATGAATTGGCCGTTGTTGAACTTAAGAGCGACTACCCGCTCCTCGATTGACGCCACTAGCCTCTCACCGCGCTTTCAAGCTGCTTGACGATGCTGTCGAATATAGGCCTGAGCGCCGGATTTATATAATCCACGCCCTGGACATAGCCACCGGTCCTGGTGCCATGCCCGTATTGCAATATGACTGCGATCGGGACACCCTGCTCCACGTGGGAGTTGTTCCAGACCAGCGAGACTCGGTTTCTGCTCCGCTTAATCTCGTAAGACCAGCTGGATGCCGTGTAACCGGACCTGACCGGAGTAGCAGCAGCTAGCGCAGCCACCCCGGCCTGTCCGCAGTCGTCGAGGAAATCGAAGAAGCGGCCCTCTTTGAGTCTCTCGAGCCACTTCCCCGTTTCCATCCTCGAATCCATCTCCAGCGTGAACGCCGGACTCATGCGGCCCTCTCAAGAGCAGCTGCGACACCAGACACAATGGCCCCTGTAGCCCCTCGGGACCATCCGGTGTTGAGCTGGTTGACGTCAGCGGGAATATGCGCAACCGTTGAGAGGCCCGAAGCCTTCAAGGGATCCCAGGTGGTCTGAGGCGCGTCGAACTCCATGGATAGAATATCGCAGTTCTTCCCCGCGAGGAAGTCCGGATACTTTTCCTTGGTGATATCGGAGTTGTACGCGTAACCCCAGGTCTTGAATCCGCGCTCCCGAATCATGTCGAACGCCCACTTGGAGTCCCAGTACGACTTGAGTATGATCTTCTGCTCCATGCCCTTGAACATGTCGCAGACTTCTTTCCACTTGGAGAGCTGATATTTCGGATCGAAGACGATGACGTGACTCTGGGAATACGTCTCAATCAGCCAGTCGAGCCTCGCCGGCATGTACCGGGTCTTCGACGCCGCCACCTTGATCTCTTCCCACGTGTACTCCACGGCCTTCTTGGTCAGAGTTGGAACAAGACGCCCCGGGCTCTCGTCGTGGCATCCAAACCAGACACCATCCTTGGTCAGAGCGCCCGAGAACTCCAGAGCGTGAACATGATAATCGACGGCCTGTGTGTAGCCGATCTCGGTATGCTCAGGCCAGGATTGGGATCCGCCCCGATGTCCCACGATGAAATGTGGCGTACTGAGCAGCTCTGAAATTGTCTTGGCGCCCTCTGGAATCGCACGCATTGCCTGGGTTGGAGTCTCCCGAGCCCCATCCCACACAGTGACACGAACACCCGACCCGTCAGCGAGAGTGGGATCGAGCGTGCCAGTCTGCTCCTGAAGCTGGACGTCGACGCCGAAGCGGGAGCGTACACCGGTATCCGTCGGCGGGACATATGCCGACTGAGCATACCCGACGACAATCGAAGACCAGGACATCTTGGGATCCTTGCCCCAGGCGCCGTTGGTTAACGACTCAACGCTGTCCGGGAAAGTCGCCAGCGGATTGGTCGGCACATCGTGTTGCACAAACCCTGTGATCTGAGGAAACGGTCCGTTCTTCCAGCCGTCGGCGCTTCCTCCAGGTACACGAGGGGCAAGGCTCTTGACCTTGGCCCCGTCGAATACCATGAGTACCGCAACGTGCCGTCCGTTGTGGGCAGGGTCCGGAGATTTCCACGCTACACCCTGTGTATCGGCAGGATCTGCAACCATTTTGACGGCTACGGTGCATGACCGGATGTCCTCGCCGCCGGCATACTTCCCAGTCCAACCAGCGGGCGTGCAATCCTGCATGTGGTTGAGTTGACCACCCACTACGAGCAGAGCCCAGTCCCCGGCGGCCGACGGAACGCTAAGTTTCTCGTCCTGGTTCTTGGAGACTGCGATACCCTTCATGTGGGATGCCATGATCAGGCCTTTCGTACGATAACCGTGTTCGGAGGAGTACCCGCGGGCACCTGCTCCTCACGACCGAGGACCATGACGTTCCCGTTACCTCCGCCACCAGCAGGACGATTAGTCTTGATGGTGACGTCGACGACGCTGTCCTCACTCAGAGTGACGTTCTTGGTGGCGGGCCATCCCTGGTCGTCCAAGAAGAGACGAGCATTGGTGCTGCGGAAGAACCACACCATACCATCGATCTTACCGTTCTCTCCGGCAGTATCGATGTAGGTGGGACCGTCATCGGGATCGACGGTTAGTGTGGCGAACGGGGGGATGTCTCCTTTGACGTGGCAGTAAGGCACGATGGCCTCACTTGCCCTCGTCAGACTTCGGCTTGGCCTCGTTGAGAGCCTTCAGGATCAGGTCCTGCTTGTAGGAGATGTCCTTCAGCCAGCCAACGATGGGTCCGTCGAAACGACGCCCGGCGATGCCGGCACCAGTCTGGTCAGAGACCTCGACAAGGCGGTCCTTGATCTCAGAAAGCAGATCGGTTGCGTATGACACTTCGAGTTCCTCTCCGCCGTCGCTCGTGCCCTGAGACGGACGGCCTTTGTTGTACCAGTAGCGGCATGCGTCGGAGAACGGCACACCGTACGCTTCGTAGGACCCATACATGGTCCCGGAGTTGTATCGGGACCCCACACGACGGAGGTCCTCGTAGGAATCGCCCTCGGCGTCGATGAGGCCCTTGAGGATGGAGCAGCCGACCTCGGCCGACTTCTGCGGATCCCACCAGGCCCGGTCGGGATCGTTGATGAAATACCCGTTGTAGGTGATCTGAAGCGGGCCGACTCCGTTCGAAGTGCCCCAATCAGAGACGATGGGCCAGAAGTAGTTCTTGAAGTTGTGCTCCGTAACCTCGCCCCAGCCCGAGCAGGCACCTCCGGCGTCGTGGCCGTAGATGTTGGCGCCCTCCTCACCGGTCTCCACCTTGAGGCAACCGAGAGCAGCCCACCAGGGGCATCCGGTTGCGTCGGCGGCGCGAAGGACGGCCTCTTGGATAGAAGTACCCGAGGAAGACTCGGCGTGCGAGGGGGCGGAGCTGCCGTGATTGTCTCGCCGACGAAGACAGTGCGTCCAGGATGCGGACTGAGTGTACGGATGCTCATCATAGAGCTTGGTCCGGACCTCGTTATTGGTCTGGTCGCCCATGTAACCGTCGGTACTCCCATCCTCGGCGATCCATGCCTCGGAAAGGAGGGTCGGCCAGAGACCCGTCACTATAGCCACGTGACCGTTCTCGCCGGAGGGGTCCTCCTTAAGGATGACGTCGCCGATCTCGAATCCACCATCAGGCTCGTTGCCGGTCCAGGAATCCGAGATGTCGGCGAAGTTACGAGCAAGGCACTCCTCCCGCAGCGACCCGGTCCAGGTCGACCGCGGGAAATAGCCGGCAGTGAAGGGCTCACCCCACTCGTGGTGAGCCGCGAGGTTGTAACAGCCCGCAACAAGAGCTGAACAGTCGGCGTTGGCGGGAGGATTGATAAGCCAACCGTCCCAGTCGGACCGATCGTAGAAAGTCCAGCGATCTGGCTGCGAGTAACCGACATCAGCGACGTCGGCGTAGTACCTGGCGCAGGATGCTGCGTATTGAGATACAGTCATTTTGACCTTTTCAGCCGTTGGAGTTCTCGATGGGGGCGGAGAGCACAGGGATAATCCGAGCGCCGTTACTCTTGAGCTGCGCACGAACGCGTGGGGGCGTTGTTGCATCTCCGGGCCAGATCTCGATGATGGACCCGTCGTCCGTGTAGTCACCTTTGGGGAGAACGAACGTTGTCCGGCTTCGAACCTGGATCTCCTTGGGGAGATCGACAACCTTGACGTCTCGAGTACCGTTTAGGTCTTGAGTCTGCCAGTCACTATTGCGCTTGACGTAGACTATGCCCGCCATGATGCGGTAGACGTAGGCGTTGTCGTCGGGACACTTGATCCAGCCAGTGTCGAACGTCCCGTAGCCAGCAGCGGCCCGGTTGTTGAACCAGACAACCTTCTCAGGCATGGACTCCTTGAGCTCGATGATCTTCTGGTCCGAGGAACCATCCTTGCGGACGACCCGAACCAGGGCCTTGGATCCCTCGTAGAAAGGGACGTCCAGCTCGAACTCGGGGTTCGCACCCAGGGTGATCGAGGCGTCGGTAACTCCGTTGGTAGGGGAGATGTAGACGGTACTGAACGGACTGGACTCTCCTCGAACTTTACCGTGGAGAAGAGGAGTGACACCAGGCATGTTAACCTCTCGAGTTGTACTTGGCCCGTCTCGCCGCGTTCAGAGCCTGATTCTGTCGAAGCATAGCGGCGGTCGACATCTTCTTGTCGGGTTGGTTCTTGACGTTGCACACTCGAATGAGTGTGAGAAGTCTGTGAAGGTGCCAGTGCTGGCACTCAAACGGAATCTGGAGAGCGACCATCCAGTAGTAGACCAGCTCTGACGTGATTACGTTTCGAGCGGGGCTGGATCCCTCGGACTCCACGAATGTGGTGGCCGTCATCGAGTCCTCGATGTACTCTCGAATCCGTTTCACGTTATCCATGGACAAGTGTGAGTAGACGACGGGGTCGACGTCATTCAGGGTCATGCACTTGATGTAGTCCAGGACCTGCTCTTCGGTGAGCTTCTCGTTGCCGATGTAGGGGATGTGCCACTTGGACTCCCATTTTGACAGAGCGACGAGACTGTGCTCCAGCTCGAGGTCACCCTCGAATCCGTTGATGAACTCATTGCGATCCTCGTCGTAGAGCTCATCCCCGACGACGCGAATCGTCAGCATTCGTTCCTCCCTGGGGTCACCACGGACCCCGGAGCGGATCACGGGGTCCGTGGGAGTTGTCAGGCCGCAGCCTTGACGGCGGCGATAACCTCGTCGGGGGTCGGGAGCTTCGGGTCGCCAGTGCCATCGCCCCAGATCAGCTTCTCGATAGCGGTCATTCCGGCCTTTCCCACGACGCTGGAGTCGAGGGTGACGACACAGGTCGGCTTGTGGCCCGTGACGTTCACGGGGGTACCCTTGAAGGACCACGAGAAGGTGATCGCCTCAGGGGAGTCGTTGACCGTGCCGTAAGAGCGCTCCGAGGGGGAGGCCGCCAGGCCGTACAGAAGGTGCAGCTTGTAGGCGAAGTTGTTCTTCTGCTGGTCGTTACCCTTGATGGTGCGGTAGGCCAGGCCGAAGGAGGTGCGATCCTGCTGACCGATGACGACCTTGTCGACCACAGCCGAGCCGTCACACTGGAGCCACTCGTCCGGGTAGGTGTAGGCCTCAATCTTGCCCTCGAACGTCTCCGCAGAGGTCAGAGAGAGGTACTTGATGTTGTCCGCGTACAGGTCGGTCTGCTCCGCGCCAGTCGGGGTCTCGGTCACGTTAGTGAGACCCGACCAGGCGACGCCCTTGCCGTAAGCGCCAGTGGTGGGATTGACGGCGAAGAGGACCCCACGGTCCACACCAGTCTCATAGAACTTCTTGCCCGTCTCGTCCCATGTAAGGGCTGCCATCTATACTCCTTGGTAGATGTTGAACACGTCGTGATGAAGGTTGTGCGAGACGAAGTGCCTCTCGAAGGTGCACATGGGCATGTCTGCCAGGACGTCCAGCACCGGCTCGTCGGGATTCCTGCTGATGAGGGTGACCGAATAACGCGGCGTGTACATCCAGTTGGCGTTGTCCCCGAACTTCGAGTCGGCTCGACTCCGTTCGTACACGATGCACGGGTAGGTGAGCTGGACGGACTCCGGGGGTTGGAAGTAGACGTTCCTAGAGCCCAACGCTTCGACGAGTTTGTTGTGGAACTCAAGGCGTTGGGCCATTGTACACCTCTCCGAGGTTGAGGATGAGACGGGGGCGGCGGACCTCCACGTTTGTGACGACCCAGCGCGCCCCCATCCATCTCACATACTTGATGGCGAAGAAGTTCTCCTCGGCGTAAGAGTCGGCCAAGATGGAGATCTCGTTGTTGAGTCGGAGATTCTGAAGAACCTTCGGCTCGCTGTCGTACTGCTTCTGGGAACGATTCACGTCCCCGTAGTACTCCCTCTCCGTGATCTTGTCCTCGAACACTCCCGGCGTTGTCTCGACGGCGTGTCCGTAACCTATGCTTCCGAAGAATCTTGCCATTTTGACCGGATCAGGCCGTAGCCTTCTCGATGACGATCGCGGACTTGTACTTCGTCAGCGAGCCCGAGCAACGAGCCTCCAGCAGGTACTTCTGCTGGTTGAAGTCGATGTCGAACTGCTCGAAGAAGGAAGTCTCGCCGCCCTTGTCAGCACCCAGGGTGTAGTCCTGCATGTTGACGATGATGCCGAGCAGGTTCTGGGTCTTGCCGCCGACCTCGCGCTTGGCGCCCTCCATGACCTCAACCTCAATGACATCGGAGACGTTCAGGGCGTTGGCAACAGCCTGCTTGGTCTCGTAGATGTAGCGCTGGTTGATGTCTTTGATCTCGAGCATGTCACACACGAACGCGTTCGTGGTGAACAGGACCGGCATGCCGGAGCCCTTGTAGAACTTCCGGGACCGACGAACGGCGTCGATGATGTCCGGAGTCTTGGCGTCCTTGTCGATCAGGACCTTGTGGGAGAACAGCTCGTCATCCTTCCAAATAGGACGGATGTTGGTCTCCTTGATCTTGTCGGGGTTGGACACCTCACGACCGTCACCGATCAGGACGGCGCGAGCGAGCTCCTCCTCGAGGGCCAGGCGCAGGTTCTGCTGCATCCAGGCGACGACGTTGAACGTGGTGATGTCGAGGACATCGTCACGGTCGATCTTCGTCTTGTTGTAAACGGTCGTCGGCTCGGTCTTCCGGTTGGCGACCTCGTAGACGACGTCCTTCTTGCGGCTGGCCTTGACGTAACCCTTGGCCCGCAGGTCATCAGCGGTCAGGTTGGACCACTGGGTCTTGACACGGGAGAAGGGGCTGTGCTTGGCGCCCTGGAGAACCTTGGAAACCCAAGAGTTCTCGCGCATGATGCGCTGGGGCTCCGGGTCCAGGTTGGTGGCGTCCGGGAACAGCAGCTCCGGGTTCTTGATACCGTAGTCCGCGGCGTGAGCCAGGACAGCGGTGCGGAGCGTCATGCCGGGCTGGCGAGCCTCGGCGAAGATCTGCTCCTCATCGGCGTGAGAGAGGTGCGGGCCCATGTGGTTACGAGCGTCGCCCTCGAAGATGTTGGAATGCATCAGAGTATCACCCCCGAAGTCGCCGTGTTCGGCGTCCTCATCGTAGTCTTCGTCGTCATAGTCCTCATCGAACTCTTCGTCCTCGTCGAAGTCCTCATCCTCGGCATCAACATCACCGCTGATCTCCTCGATAAGGGCCGCAACTGCCAGACGCTGGTCTTCGTCGAGGGTCTCGAGGACATCGGCGACCGTGAGGTCGTCCTCGTCGTAAACCTCGTCTTCGTCCATGGATTCTGTGTCCTCCGTTGTTTCTCCGGAATCGTGCGAGAGCGTGAGACCGGAATAAATGACGGCCTCGTCCTCGGACTCGGTCCATGAACCATCCGAGTGCTCCAGAGCAACGTTGTCGATCAAGGCGCCCGGGTTGGCCCCGGACAGGACCATGGAAACCTCGACGATGTTGCCGTGAATAACGTCAGCCCCTCGCTGGTCGAGGCGGTTGGCGTAGATCGAGAGAGCCTTGACGTCGCCGTGCTTCACGAGCTCCTTGGCGTTCTCGGCACCAGGAGTATCGTTGAAAGCGCAGTAGGCGTAAACACCCTCATTGCGATTCTCGAGCAGTGCGTGCCCGAGAACGTTGTCGACGGCGTTGTGCCCATGCTGCCATACAAGCGGCACGCGCTGGCCGTCATTCTCCTTGAACGCATTATGCTTGATAGTGCGTCCGTCGGAGCAGGTCAGGTCGTTCTTAGTGGCCCAGCCACTGAAGTCGAACTTCATCCTTCTCCTCTGACTTGGCTCATCGGCATGCTGAGCACTGACTGAACATCAGGACCACCTGGGCCCGGAATATCCCCCTCGCCGTCCAGGGAGGTATCACCCATCTGAGGGTTGATGTTCGGGTTCTGCAACTGATCCGCCTGCTCGTTCGGGGATGGCGGCAGACCAATCCTCGTACGGGCCTCGTTCGGCGTGATGACCTGATCCCTGAGCATGGTGTCCAGGGACGTGACGATCTGGCTCGGTGGGACGTTCTTGAACGGGTCGCGAATGTACTGCACGGCCTGCCCCTGGGTGCGCGCGGTCTTCGTGAGGAAGGCCTTACTCATCCCGTCGGCGAGTGCCGAAAGTACGGGCTCCACAGCCCGGTTCCAATAGTGCGTCCAGACGATCTCCGTCGCAGTGCCCTTGAAGACGTCCTCCGAGATACCCAGTCGACTCATGAGCTCGGCGGTGAGGAACTTGATCTGATCAAGCAGGTTGTTCTCCGCCGGGCGGTTCAGCTGAGTGATCTTCTCGGAACCGTCGGTGTAGGCGATTCCATGACCGCCCTTGCCTAGCTGGTCCTCGATAGACTGAATGCGGTTCTCCGCCCGCTTGCGCATGGCTTCGGTCTTGACGACGTAGGGGAGCTGGATGATGATGTCTAGCTTTCCCGTGTACGTCTTCTCGTCGGCCAGGTCCAGCATGGAGAGCTTGCGGCTCAGTCGCTTGAGGGTAGAGTTCGGCTTGTTCATCACCTCGTAGAGAGGATTCTCGATGATGGCGACGGTGCGCTTTGGCAGGATCACACGCTCCTTGGTGGAGCGAGCCTGGTTGTAGACCTCAACCTCGACCTGCTCGGGGAACCACTGCGTGATCCGCCCGACTCGCAGTTGCTTGATGTCGAAGCTGTTGTTGGTCCTCGGATCCAGGTCTGACTCGACCGGAACGATTGCGATGACGCCCTCGTCGAACAGAGACAGCACGGCATCCTGGATAAAGGCCCGGCCGCTCTGGTCGATGTTGGGCTCTAGCATCAGGCAGTCGTTCAGGGCTGACCGCCGAACGCCAACAAACGTTCCATTTTGAGCTGTGTCGACATGTCGGATCGGCGTGGCGGACACGTCGATGGCGATCATGTTGAACAGCGACGAGATGATCGACTTGTCTGCCGTCCATCCGAGAGCGAGCCGGTCGGCCCGTACGGAGTAGGAAGGACCGAGGTTCGATCGGTCGACGTCCCTGCCAGTGAAGGCGTTGTAGGCGTGCTGTAGTCTATCTCGCAGTCCTATGTCCTTCACCTCCTAGTCGAACATGTCCTTGTTGAGTTTGTAAGCGACCCAGGCGTCCATCAGGGCGGCGACCGAGTCGATCTTGTTCTCCCGTCGGGCCTTCAGGAGCTTGCGGTTCCCGTTGGTGTCCTCCAGGGTGATGGCGTTCCCCATCGTGAAGGTCATCATAGACTGGTCGAAGAGGAGTTTGCGGTCCTCTGCCATGTCCTTGATTTCACCGAGGGGTACAGACTCGGTCCGGGCTCCCTGGATCACCTTCTCGATGCCGAACGGTCCGTTCTCGTTCTCCCAGCGAGTCACGAACTCCTTGGCGTTGTACGGGTCGAAGCCCAGGCAGCGCACGTCGTACTCGCAGTCTGCGATGAACGCCTCGAGGTCTTCGTAGACGTTCATCATGTCAAGAACCGTACCCTCGAGCACCATGAGCGACCCCTCCTGCAGGAACTCCTCGTACTTCTGACGAGTGGCTCCCGGAAGCCGCAGCATGGTGCGCTCGGAAATGTAGCAGCGCGTCTTGACGCCAAACCTGCCCCGGCTGAGGGGGAACAAGAATGTGAAGGCGGTGAAGTCATCGCCCTGCGACAGGTCGACGCCGATGGAACAAGGCATACCCCAGAAGTCCTGACGATTGTGCCGCAGGGTCTCCTCGTAGGTGAAGAAGTACGTGTACCCCTCCATGGGGATGCCGAACCTCTTGGCCAGGATGTCGTTCCTAGCCGCAGGTACGTGCTCCGCTCGTTCGACGTCTCGCTGATATGTCTCGTAGGAGACTGTGGCCCCGAGATTTGGCTGGGCCTTCAACCATGTCGACGGATCCCCTACCTCCTTGAGGTCATCGAGCCTGTAGTAGAAGATGGATGTGTGAGGATCCGAGTACTCCCCTCGAAGAATGTTGAGGAGCTCCATCTTCATGTTGTCGCCGGCCGAGTTCCTAACAGTACCCTCCGAGGACACCGCCAGAATAAGCCAGTCGTCGACCTTGGATGCGCCCTGCTCAATAGCACCAACCACGTCTTCGCGAATATCGCCCGAGAGCCACTCGTCCACCGTGTTCATCTTGGTGCGGAGGCCCTGGAGCTTATCGATCGACATGGGGCGAACCTCAAGCAGGCTATTGGTCATGAAGTTCTCGATCCCTTTCTTGGTGGGGACGAGCTTCTGCCTGAGTGCGCGGTTGCCGGTCGTGTTCTGGAGAGACCCTTGAGTCATGAAATCGAACAGGGGTCCCTTGGCCCTTGTGATGGCGGTGCGGAAGGGCTGCATGACCTCCTCGGCCTGCTTCATCGTCGGCGCCGTCGTCACCTGGTGGGTGGTCGACGTGTCGATCGTGAGGAAGTAGGCTTGGAGGAGAGTTTCGTACAGAGACTTCGCCCCGCCTCGAGCGACGATGATGTACTGCTTGTTGATGAGGCGTTGCTTCACCCGGCGCTTCTCGAAATGGCCGCCAGCTGTCGTCTTGTTAGGGACGTAAACTGATCGCTCAGTGAAGATCCACCATCCGAAGATCTGTTCAGCCCAGAGCTTGAAGCTCGGTAGGAGTCGAAGATCGGATCCGTCGGTTAGAGTCATCTCCGCTTCCGCGAAGCGGACGAACCCCTCAACAGCGTCGCTATCGTAATAAAAACCGGGATTGCGAATCCGATCATCGATCCTATTCATCTCCATCTCGATCTCCTTGCAGATCGGAATCCGACCTTCGAGGACATCGTCTCTGAACTCAGCGTAATATCGCGGGGTAGCGGTATTGGAGAGCATGGTCAGCGGCGACGCTTCCTTGGGCGTCCGCCCTTCTTACCGCCGGCGGCCTTTCGGTTGATAGCCGCGCCTGCTGCCGCTGCGGCCGCGTTAGCACCCACTCCGACGCCTAGTCCGAGGGCGGCACGTTTGGCGAGCTTATCGGCACCGGCGCCCTTTCCGGCCATGACCTTAGTTCCGGTGGTAGCGAGCTTCCTGTAGCCGACGCCCTTACCGGGCTGGACAACATGAGTCGACAGTGCCTTACCAGGAGCCTTAGCGGCCTGTTTGCCGAACTTAGACTTAGCCGAACGGGCTGCCATGCCGGCCGAAGACTTCACACCGCTGACTCCGCCTGAAGCAGCCCTACGCGCCTTGTTGCCGGCCTTCCAAGCCTGTCGCTTGGCTCCGTAACCGGCGCCCTTGGCCGCATTAGCAGTCTTGAACGCGGCTGCATTGGCAGCGAGACGAGTGGCCTCGGCATACTTGCCGGCCTTGGTGGTCTTCAGCTTCTCGGCGGCGCCCTTAGCGGTGTCCGACTGGGCTTTAGCGAACCTCTTGGCCTGCGCCCTCTTGACTCGAGCCTGAGCACCGAGGTTGCGCCCCTTCCCCTGAGCATAGCTCTTGGCGGAGGCTCCGCCCTTCTTAGCCAGAGCGGCGAGCTTCTTGCCCTTGCCCGATTTATGTAGGTAGTACCCAGCGCCAGCGGCTGCGGCCGTGCCGAGAACACCGGCGATGGCTGCTTTCTGCTTGCGGGAGAGTCCCTTGCGCTTCTTGGTTGATCCGGCGCCCCCAGAAGCGGCTCGCTGCTTACGAACGCCCCACTTCATGCCCTTGACGCCGTGGTGTGCGAGGACCTCGTCCTCGTCGATGAAGAACAGATTGTCAGTCATGTCGTAGTCCTACCGTTTGAACCGTTTGGCGCCCTTGATAGCAGCCGATCCGCCTAGGCTAGCCGCCTTCTTTAGATTCTTCTGAAGTGCGTTCTGCAAGGTGTTGGCTGCGGCCTCCTCGACCACCTTCCCCGCCTTGGCGCGGTAGCGCTCCATCCGAGTCTGGGTCAGCTGACGGTACTCTTTCTCCAGCCGGAGGCGGTTGTTGACCCGCCTGAGCTGATCATCTGACATACCATCTATTTTGGCCTGCTTTTTGGAAGTCCACCGCTTCGCGCCCTTGATGCGAGACTTACGGATTCCCCAGCGCATACCTTTGATGCCATAGTGAGCGAGAACATCGTCGTGCTGAACGACGCGCTTGATCTTCCTTGCCCCCTTGACGGCTTTGGTGAGTAGCTGCTTCTCGGTAGGGGCGATCCCAGCGGCCTTAGCCCCCTGATACCCTAGATAACCGAGAGCCAAGGCGCCTCCGGCCCGGCTGAGGTTCCCTGTGGCGATGTTTCCGACGCCGCGGACCGTCTTGCCGGCGGAATTGCGGGCATTCTTCCGACCACGCTGCCTTCGAGCCTGAGAAGCCCGCTTGGACATGTCGGTATTAGCAACGGCCTTGTCGAACTCGCTCTTGTAGAACGGATCCTTCGAGCGAGCCTTAACTGTTGCCTTGATCAGCTTCCGCCGATTGCCGGCACCCTCACCGTAGTACATCTTGGCCTGGGTGAATTCCTTGGCGTCACGCCGAGCACGGCGGCGAACGCCCCACTTCATGCCTTTGACGCCGTAATGCATCAGCTCCGAATGACCCATTCGCTTGTTATGCCCCTTCTTGTAGTACCTACGAGCGGCTTCAGCGAGAGTTGCATCGGTTGCGTAGGTCTTGCCTAGCTGGCCGGTGTCGAGTTCGTTGTAATACTTCTCTCGACGCTCAGTAGCAGTGAGCTGACGGTTGCGCTGGTTACCAAGACGCCAGTCACGCGCCGCTTTTGCTTGCGCTTTTCGCTTCTTGATGAAGGCCTCGATCGTAGCGATGTCGTGGTCACCATACTTAGCCTTGAGTTTGGCTTCGTACTTGGCGCGGCGCTCGGCATTCCGCTGCTCACGGCTCTTCCGAGCGCCCTTGCGCATCCCCTTGACCCCGTAGTGCATGAGTTGGTCGCTCATGGAGTCTCCTTCTGCAGGTTGATACGCCAAGCGTACTCTTGAAGCTGCTTCTCAATCGCCGTCACGACGAAAGAGTTCGCAGGCGGGTCGAATACGAGCCGCACTTGCAGATACAGGTACGTCTTGACGGCCTCAACGTTCTTCGTGACACCACTAAGGTACTGATCCCAGGTCTCTGTCTTTCCGGTGATCTTGAACGAGGGGAGACCGATCTCCTCTGCGAACATGAGCGCCGTGTTTGTGTGGAGAATGATCTCCTGATCGAAAGCCGTATAGTCCTCGGTGATGCCGAGAGCCTTCTTGATGTCATTCAATATCGAATCAGCCACGGTCACCTCCAGGGTATCGTGTCGTTCGGCGTTCTCTCGACTAGAGGCTTGGGTAACAGGCTCGCGTCGCCGAAGTGAATCGCGTTGTGTGTGTCGTGTCGCACGCAGACCAGGTATTCGGGGTCGAGGATGTCGGGATTGAACTCTCCCTCGAGGTCCTCGGGCCGAATCGGGTTCATGTGATGAACAAGAATCTTACCGTAGATGTCGTGACCCGGGACCCCGAGGTCGCATGCGTCGTCTCTAAGGATAACCTTCTGTCTTGCTTGACGCCATTCGGTCGAGTGATAGAAGGATTGGTTCAGATACCGTTCGAAACCGAAGGTCTGATCTCCTGGATCCTGGTTGAGACGTAGGTACTCGTACCGTTCCTCGAAGGATTCGATGCGAGAGAGTTCATGGTAGGTCCGAATCCGACTCAAGACCCACACCTCCTCCGGCGTAGGACTTGAATGCCTCGAGAACCTCCTTGTAGGCCTCCTCCCCTCGTGCTGAGGCCGCCAGAGCATCGGCTTTGGCTTTGAGCATGTCGTTCTCAGCCTTGATTCGCTCCTGCTCCAACCGCTCCCGGCTCGTGGCGAGCTTGAGGTAGTGCGTGATGATGGAAGGAGGGGCCGTGCCGTCCAGTAGCATCTCCTCGGCTCGCTGGACTGCGAGCGAAATGAGTTGATTCTCCTGCTGCTCCGGAGTGGCGGCCCGTCCTCTGGGTGACTTCTTGGCCCTTGCCACGGAGTTCTCTCCTATTCCGGGTTCCTTTGCTGTTTCCGAATCCGGGTTTCAGGTAGGACAGGACGACTTGCGTACCCCTCGTTGGGTAGAAAGGAACGAACGCAAGAAGACCCCAACGACACAGGTCGTCCTGTCTTATCCGAAAC